CAAACATTTGTTTATATTTTTTAGTATGAACCGATGTCTTAGTTTTGGCATCATCATCGCCTGGAGCTGGGCCACTTTTCTTTGCTTTAAAATGTGCATCCCTAGCATCTTTAGTTTTTTTGTCGAGGCCTTTGTAATACTTCTTGGGTTGAGTACCATCTTTATGTTTTACGTCTCTGTCTTGTTCTTCTTTATCGTTCTTGAGGAATAGTCTACCTTTAGACTGCATTTTTGCACTGACTTTTGTTTTGAGACCAGCAGTTCTAAATATAGTGTTGATGAAATTAACTCCTGCTTCTCTGTTCTTCTGCAGTGTCGTTACCATTTGTTTCTTAATGTCTTTTATTGCGACATCAATAATCATCAAGTCATCTGCAACAAGTTTACCCTCTTCAATACTTTGTAAGTATTTTGAGTCTTCGATATCAGGCAGAGTATCTTCCTGTTGGTCTCTCTCTGCTTCTGCTTCATCTTTCTTAGACTGTCTGTCGGATTCTCTTTCATGTTTTGCTTTGAGAGATTCCACTTCGTCTTCGTGTCTTCGTTTGAGGTCTTCAACTTCACGTGCTTGGTCAGCTTTTAAAGATGCAGATTCCTCTGGCCCTTCGGTTAACCATTCAGATTGTTTGTAAGTTTTTGTTATTCTCATATGTTTATTTAGACTTCTTTTTTAGAAGTTCCTGTTCTCTCCAAGATTGTGATGCTTTGTTATTAGGGAATCTTGATGTCCATCCTAATAGTTTACTATACAAAGAATCTGCTTTCTTATTCAAGTCTGCTGGAGTGTCATCATTTTGAATTTCCACAAAGTCTTTCTTAAACATTGCTCTAAATTCTTTAGCATTCTTCTGTGAGTTTTCCCAATCACCCTGTACAATTTCCTTTGGTAGTTTTCTACTACGCATAGCATTACGTGCTTGTGCATTTTCTAGGTTTGCATTCACAAATACCATTTTGTATTCGTATCCTAGTTTATCAAGCATTTTTTTGTAGTTTGCAATCTTGCTCGCCTTGGCTGCAGTAGTGTCGAATATCAATCCTAACCTACCATCTAGGTATCTGTCAAGAGCGTTACCTGTAATCTTCTTTGCCTTTGCACGTATAGGGTCAACCTTAGAGAAGTCTGCACCTCTTAAGTCTAGACCCATTCCTGCTTTCTTAAGACCAGCTTCAAATGCTTTGTCTGTGTTTACAAGTTTTAAACCTAGTGGTTTTAGTGCAAGTCTATCTACAACTGTGGATTTGCCACTTCCTGGCCCACCCATTAGGAATACTGCTTTGAAGATGCCTGGGTCATAAACACCCTCTGTAATTAGGTCTTCTCTGATATACCATGGTACAGTTTCTTCGTTGATACCCATACCAGTTCTCACATCTTTGTATAATGACTGTGCAATTCTTTTGTTCTTACTTGGAACACCATCTACGAATGAATCAAAGTCATCTTCGGATGCAAGTGCTCTCATTTTAGATGCACTCATTCCTGATACGTCATCCGCATCGGGGTCTCTTTCACCAGCAGATACAATCTGTATTGAATTGAATTTATAGAAACCGTGTTTACCTTTCTGTCCGTTATACTTCTTAATAAGCATGTCGAACTCTTTAACTCTATCTGAACCTACGACCATACGAACATCGGTGAACCCTTTGTTGTGTAAGTCTGTTACAATTTCAAAGATAGTTCTTGCAGGCGTATTAATAACACCAACTTTCGGGAAGAACTTCTTGAGATAAGATATCTTTTGTTTGTAACTGAGAGGATTCTTTTTAGGGTCACTTGAATGTGAAGTGTAAATCAAAGGCGTAAACCCACCCCTAGATGATGCCTCTAGTTTCTTAACTAGTTTTGCATGACCAGTAGTTGGGGGATTAAAACGTCCGAATGTAAAAGTTGCACCCTTTTCTTTTGCTTCATTGAATGATTTGAATGTTTTCATTAGTCTTTATTCTCAAGTTTCTTTTTAATTTTCATCTTCTCTTTTGCAATTACGTCTTTGCGTATCTTCACAGCAATTTTCTTAATTGCTTTCTGTTTTCTTGCCATTTGCTTTTCAAGAGCTGCCTTTGCACCAATACCTAAGTCTTCTTTAGACTTACCTTTGAGAATCTTTTTCTCAATTGACTTTCGTGCCTGTAGTTCTGCTTTCTTTTCAATCTGACCTTTCTGTAATTGAGGTTTCTTAGCAGCTTTCTTTCTCGCCCTCATAATCTTTGCTTTGTTCTTTCTGAATGCTTGTTTCATTTTCATTCTAGTCTTCTGTGAAACAACTTCATCCAAATGTTCACCAAATGTTGGTAGTCTAAAGTCTTCGTCAACCTTAGCACCTGACCGCCATTGGTAACATGACCAATAGTTTGCTTTCCATTTTGGGCCTGGGTCTGTATCACAACCCATTCTTGAACGATATGCTTTCAATCGTTTTGGGTCATCACGTTTGATTTCCATATTAGGGTCACCAAATGTAACCTTAACAATGTTTCCTTTATCATTTTTAACATACACACCAAACTTTTTCTTACTGCCAGACGGAAGTCTAAAGGGGTCATTAAGTTTTACCTTTTTACCTTCGTGTTCTGCTTCGGTAATTTCGTGGTCGTAATTACATGTACAGTCTGTCATATATCTATTTATCCCAATTCTTTTGTGCGGTGAAGTTATTATATGCAAATTCCATGCGGTCTACAAGTTTAACTGCACCACCTTCCTTATCAATTGCAACATAACCTTCGGGGTTTACAACTTTAAACCCTTTGTCTGTTCTTACAAATGTACCAATACTCTTAACTCTGTTTAAAGCATTGATAATAATCATCTTACCTTCTACTAGATTTGATTGGAACACTGTTAGGTTATCAATCATCTTTCTTAAACCTCTGAGTTCATTTGCAAAATCTTTAGCAAGTTCCCTCTTGATGTTTTTAGTCTTTTCTTGTTTAACTTTTGCAACCATCTTATCTTCCCAATACTTATCTACATAGTTTAGATAGTCTTGGGTATTAGGATTAAAATTGTTGGCACGTATCAAAGAGTTTGCGTATGTCTTGTATGTAGCTCCCGAAGCACCTTTAGCATCCATAGCTTCCATAACTTTTTGGAACTTGTTTAGGTCACCCTTCTTGATACCGTGGAATGCTTTACCTGTTGTAGTCAAAACTTTTTGTAGTTGCAATGCTTCCTTAGCAGTCATTGAACCTGTACCACTGACATCTTTGTATGTGGCATCGTCCATCCACACATCACCCTGTTTCAGTCCTTTAATGTTTGCACCAAACTTAGCACCAAGACCTTCAATTGTAGAACCACTGTATGTGGTGTGAAATACAATACCCATTTGAGACTTAGCGATATCTTTACCTAGTTGTGAATCATCTTTGACTGCGTAAACAATTGTGTTTGGGCCAAATGTAAGGTATGTACCATCATCAAACTTTTTCTTTTCTATGTCTGATTTAGTGTACATCAAATCACCTTGTAAGATTTCTTTTAATCCAACCTTTGATAGGTATCTAAATGCAATTAGGAATTTGTTTTCTAGGTCACCCTTGAGTTCGGGGGCGTCTTTTATTTCCTGTTCGGATGTGTAGAATAATGGTTCTTTATTGAATAGGGATTTCTTTGCAACAAAGAACTTACCAGTTTCGGGATGAGGCCCTGCCCATATAGCTGGTGCACCGTCCCATTTAACAGTCATATTTACTCTAGAGTTACCATGACCCTTTAGCATTTTGCGTAGTTCTAAGAGAAAGTGAATAGCAGAACGTCCGCCATCAATACCATTATTGATGATTTCGTCCTCTAAGTGTTCTAAATGTAAATTTTTAACTGCCATAATAGTAGATTATACACCCTTTGAATGTGTTTGTCTACTATTTATGTTTTTTGAAGTGGTGTCGAATGCAAGTGTATTTCAATAGTATCAATAGCACCAGTGAGGCGTTGCACCTCACAAGTATCTTTTTCTTTTCTTGCGATTCTTAACTCCTTTTTAAGTACAACCTTCTGTTGTATCAAATCAAGAACCTCTTTAGATTTCAAATTCTTTGTCATAATATTACCAACTTGTAATACTATTTAGTTAATTTTACATCTTAAAGTCGCTAAATTTACCACTTCTTCCTCTATCTGCAACTGGAATTGAATCATCAAAATTAGAAGTTGCACTGTCTACCAACTCTTCTTGCGCCTCTTGTTCACAATCATAGAGTTTCATACGACTTCTATCGACACCAATAACAAACCTTTTGAATACAGTTGGGTCATTGTATCTGTTTTTCAACTGTTTGACCACTAGTTGGTCTAGTTCATCTAACTCTTCTGAAGTTATCAAGGCAAACATAAAGTCGGCAGTAGCAGGTAATCCAAATGATTCGGATGTATCTTCAAGACCAACATCTGTTGAACCATATCCACTTCTTGTAGTTTGAGTTGCACTCATAATAGGTACATCATATTCAACTGCAAGACCACGTAACTCTTCTGCAATACTCTTAACCAATGTGTAAGAGTTAGCACCAGCGCCTGGTTTGATTCGTAATGAACCACATATGTTTAGATAGTCAATATAGATGACATCGGGTTTGAAGTCCTTTTTGAGTTCAAGTTCCTGTAACAAATGTCTGAAGTGACCAACGTGAGCAGCTGCAGTAGGATACTCCTTAATGAACACTCTACCTTTAGTCTTGTCCTTTAACTTGTCAATCTTCTTACCATACATTGACTTAGACATTTCAGGCAAATCTTTGATAGGAACATTCAAGATGTTTGCATCTATCCTTTCTGCAATCCGTTCCTCTGCCATCTCCATAGTAATATACAAAACATTCTTACCCATGAGTAAGTGTGCAGAAGCCATATGACACATGAAAAGGGACTTACCTACGCCTGTTCCTGCTAAGCAGATGTTCAAGGTCTTATTAGGTAAGCCTCCCTTAGTAATCTTGTTGAAGTATTCTAAGTCAAACGGTATCTTTTCTTCTTCTGTTGTATAGAAATCGTGTCTACGTTCAGCATCTTCTAATACATTGTGACCCACGTTAGCATCAAATGTAACTGATAGTGCGTCTCTAAGAAGTTCGGGGATTTCACCAGTAGAACGTTGGGACTTTTTGTCCACGACTTCGATACTGTCCATAAGTGCAAGATAGATTGCTCTGTCTTGACACCATTTCTCAGTCTCACCTGTCAACCATTCTTCTGGCGTATCCTCATCAAAGGAAGTAAACCCACCTACAACCGATTTAGCTGAACCTAGAATGTTGTCTGATAGTTCATCATTCGCATCTAGGTCGATGAGAAGTGCTTCGGTTGTAGGGGGTGTACTAAACTTTAGAAAGTAGTTTTGTACCTGTTCAAATACAGTGCGTTCATCCACCTCAGTGAAGTATTCGCTTTTAATGTACGGAAGAACTTTTCTACTAAATGTTTTGTTATGAACTAGATTCTTCAGAATCGTTTGTTCTAGTCTCGCTGTTTTTTCCATACTTAAAATACTCATTAACTACTACTTCCAATTTCTCCATCACATCGGGTGTGAAGTATTTTTCGGGGTTGTTGTTGATTGTTTTACCAAACTCGGTTTTACCATTCGGTAACAACACCCTTGTGCTCTGCTTCTTGAATACATCAAAGGCAAGAGCAAGGTCTAACAAACCATAGTATCTATCAAGACCTTTATCATATGTAAGTCTGACATCTACCATTCTGTTCTCTACAGTCAATCTTGATTTAGCATTCTTACAATGAATGATATTACCAATGATTTCTGTACCTTCCTTCTCTTTTCTTTTAGACAAGTAGATAATTGATGAAGCTGCATACTTGAGACCACTACCACCACCCATTTCTTTTTGTGGGAACATGGAACCGATAACGTCATAAGTGTGATTGGTTACAA